ATAAGATCAGGTCAGCAAGCTCCTCAACAACAAGCTTTTCGAGTTGAGGATCTAACTTTTTCAGATCCAGCTGCAGCAGTAGCTCACATTCAACGACAGCAACAACAAGGACAACAACTATCTTTAGAGGAAAGAACTATGAGAAAAGATATGAAGAATCTAAGAAAATTCATAAGAGAGACAGTTAAGACAGCGCTAAGAGAGACATCTTATCCAGACTATCCCTCTATGCACCCTCCTAATCCCACAGGATATCAGTTCAGAAATGTTCCTGTTATCGAACCAGAGTCTCAGCAGGTCGATAAATTTGAAACACTTGATAGCTATGATGACTTCTCTGTCTCATACACAGCTGATGGAGGAGTTGTCAACTACCAGGCGAGGAATAAGCTTAAGCTCGATGAGGAGAGACATCTCGCTCTGAGAAGGTTAATTCGACAAGATATCGCTGGGATTGTCAAAGAGTCAAAAAAAAAGTAGTAGCTGTTGGAGACAGTAATACTGTCGGAGTCGGCAACAACAATACGTCGTATATAAACCTTCTTGGTGACGACATCGACGTCGGAAAGTTCGCCACAGGCGGTAAGGCCAGCTTTCAGCTAGGGGGAAAGCTGGCACAGGCCTTGCGAGGTAATCCAGACTATGTTGTAATTTTTGTGGGAATTAATAATCCTATGTCTGAAAGAGGTTGCTTTGGCAAATTCCCACGAAAAGGCACTGGGTTCACAGAAGAGTCTTGGGTGGGTGATGTAATTAATGACCTGAGGTCATATTATGCTAAAGTAAAAAACAGGGGACCACAGCTCGACCCGCCAAAGGAGATAAGGGTCATAGGAATTACTTTAGTTCCTGCTGTAGGGCGCTGGAGTAAAAAATATGATAAATGTCTAAAGAATGATCCATATGGGATAAAGTCAAGCAAGGGTGATGTCATAGATCTCGAAGATAAGGGTCAAAAGGATTGTTATCGATTACGATGTGATGCTTTAGAGGAGCGCGAGCCGGGAGTATTTACAGTCAAGCGTCCAGGTGAGGGACTCGAAAGACGTAATCCGAGTATTCTTCTCGCGCAAACTAAAAGGGTTAACGATTGGATACGATCAAATGCTGACATAGTCATCGACGCTGCGTCAGCATTAAGTGATGAGAGTGGTATCTTACCAGCTTATGATAGTGGTGACGGCATTCACCTAAACAATGCTGCACACCAGTGGATCGCTAGAGAGATTAGTAGAATAGTTGGACCTACTGTGGCAATAGATGATGCTGTAGAAGACAATGATGATCCTGACGATATCGTGAGAGAGTCAAAAGAGGGCGCTGATCATCCTGGTAAGTCATGTGAGGAGTCTCATCCTGAGGTGTCACATGATGACTGGGTTGAAGACCAGGCTAATGAGGTCTCTGGTGCGGGAGGAATTGCTGGAGTTATCCTTCCACTTGGAATGTCTGCACCGTCACATGGAAGAAAGAGAAAGCCAGCTTGGCAGGCTGCAGGATCTGGATTCGCTCGGGCGACACCGGTCGGCGACATAAAGTGGAATAAATAATTAAAAGATGAACATTGATAGCGTCATGCTATATCATATACATGTAAGCTAAATTACATATTGCACATTAAACATTTAATATTTAGGAGATTTAAAAATGGCAATTGACTTTGATGCAATTCGAGCAAAGCTCGATAGGTTGAGCGGAACATCTAAAAATCGCTCTGTTATGTGGCGGCCCACTGAAGGTGAGGAGCACACAGTTCGACTTCTCTCTTTCCCAGAAAATGACGGACTTCCCTTTAAGGAGCTGTGGTTTTATTATAACATCGGTGAGCAGCGCGGGCTTCTAGCTCCAAATCAGTTCGGAGATCCTGATCCCATTCAAGAGCTGATCAACTCCCTGAGAGATGAGGGCTCTAAGGAGTCTTATGAGCTCTGCAAGAAGCTCTATCCGAAGATGCGGACATATGCTCCCGTCATCGTCAGGGGTGAGGAAGAGAAGGGAGTTCAGATCTGGGGATTTGGAAAGACTGTCTATCAGGCCCTGATGGGACTTATGCTAGACGAGGACTACGGCGACATCACTGACCCACTAGAGGGAAGAGATATCAAGGTTCTCTGCACTAAGCAGCCTGGTAAGAAGTGGGCGATGACTGAGGTCAGGCCACGAGGAAAGCAGTCACCTCTATCATCTAGCACAGATAATGCAAGCGAGTGGCAGAATAATATTCCAGATGTCTCAGAGATCTATCGCTGTAAGACATATGATGAACTATCTAAGATAGTTAATGACTGGATCAATGATGATGCATCGGGTGATGAGGAAACTGTAACTGAAACTTCAACAGAAGGAGAAACAAAGGGCTCAACCTCTTCTGGATATAGTAATATTGATGATGCATTTGCAGACCTTATGACTGATGATTAATATCGACGTATCTTAATACGAACCTGTCAGGATCTCAGATCCTGACAGGTTCTTTCATATTGAACAAATAGAGTCTTTCAAGATATTATTTTAATGATATCAAGAGAAAATACAGATGGCAAAAAATAATAGACCCAAGAAGGGAGAAAAGGTAGAAGACTTTACTTCTGACCTAATAGCTTCTTTAAATAAAGAACATGGCTCTCGTGTGGCATATAATCTTAGCCAAGATGAGTCACCCACACATGTCAGTCAGTGGATAAGTACTGGCTCTCACTTGCTTGACTACATTTGTTCAAATAGAAGAAATGGCGGTCTTCCAGAGGGAAGAATCATAGAGATTTTTGGTCCTCCTAGCATAGGAAAGTCTCACATCGCAACACAGATAGCTAGAACAACACAGATGATGGGCGGAATTGTCGTTTATATTGACACAGAAAATGCCACGTCAGTTGAAAATTTAGGCCTGCTTGGTGTAGACGTTTCTAAGAGATTCGTGTACGTTGATACACATTGTACAGAAGAGGTTCTTTCAATTGCAGAGGCAACTATTTTAAAGGCACGTGCAATGGAAAAAGACGTTCCTGTCACAATTGTCTGGGATTCTGTTGCAGCATCATCTCCTAAGGCCGAGCTAATAGGTGACTATGATAAAGAATCAATAGGCCTTCAAGCTCGAGCGATTTCAAAGGGGATGAGAAAGATCACGGGTGTCATTGCTAATCAAAATGTTCTATTTGTAATTCTTAATCAGATAAGAACTAAGATTGGTGTTATGTATGGTGATCCTGATATCACCCCAGGAGGCAAGGCAATTCCATTCCATGCTTCAACAAGAATTAAGCTTGGTGCGGGTCAGCAAATAAAAGATGGTGACGACGTGATCGGAATACACGTGTCAGCTAAGACAATTAAAAATAAGGTTGCACCTCCATTTAGAAAGATTAATTTTGAAATTCACTTTGGTGTGGGAATCAAGGAGCATGAGCAAATATTTGATGTGCTAAGAAAGCACGGTCCAGAAATAATAAATGACAACGAGATCTCTATTTCTGGTACGGGAGCATGGAAGTGTATCACTATCACTGACACAAAAACAGGTGAAATTATCTCTGAAAAGAAGTTTCATAAACCAAAATTTGATGAGATAATGTCAGATCCTCAGTATACGAAATATATTGATGATCTCTTAGAGATTGTAATGATTAAAAAATTTAATCCAGAAAACATTGATGTAGACACAGATTCTTACATTGAGGTAGAGTCTCTTGTTAATAGTATCAGTGAGGATTTCATTGATCCTGAGGCTTAGTGGAAAATACAGACAAGGTAGTGCTAATAGTTGACGCACTTAATCTATTTACGCGTCACTATGTTGCTCATCCTGCTTTAAATAGCAATGGTGGTCATGTAGGTGGCATAGTTGGATTTTTATATTCTGTTATATCACTTGTTGAAAGATATAAGCCCAGCGAAGTTGCTATTATCTGGGAAGGCGGCGGGTCCACTAGAAGGAGAGCAATATACAGTGAGTATAAGTCTAAAAGAAGGCCACAGAAACTAAACAGGTACTATGAGAAAGACATTCCAGATA